CGGCACGAGCCGCTTCCCAGGCAGCCGCCCGCTTGGCTGGGTCAACCACTACCTGACGAGCCTGCTCCAACGTGGGCGGGGCGGTAGTAGCGTTAGCCAATTCCTCTGGCGAGTAGAAGCCACCGACAAAGGTTTCTAGTTGCTGGATGCCGGGGACACCGCTCACGTCCACGCCCAGAGCGGCTTCGTAGCGAGCCTTCTCGCTCGCTTCCCACTGCTGCCAGCGGTACAATGCTCGCTGGTACTCCGGCGTGCCATCCAGCCCAGCCGCCCGCAGATCGAGCACTGCCTGACGTAGCGCTTCACCGTCAGACCAGCGCTGCAACTGTTCCTTGTTCATCTGGGCGATAGAGAGGAAGCCCAGGATTTGTTCGGGCAGGTATCCGCCCTGAGCGAGCGCTGTGACCGCCGCCCGCCCCACACCCCCCAGCGTGGGCATGGTAACTTGCGGGAGCGCCCCAGCTGCCGAAGCAGCCAGGTCTTGTACCCACTCACCGATCTTGGGCGTGTTGGCGACGCTGCTGGTGATGGCCTTGCCGATCTCGGCCACGGCGAAGGCGGTCGGCTCTATCACCATGTCCGGCACGATGGCGGCCACCGCGCTCAGTACCTTCGTCGCCCCCGCTGCGCCCTCTGGGGTTACGAAGAGATTCTGCATGGGAACGGTTACATCGCTCTCGTCCCGCTCCCACATTTCGAGAGCCAGTTGCTTCGCCGCCTGCACCGCCGGGTTATTCTGCCCGGCTATGTACAACTGCCAGTCGCTTTCGTTGCGTAGCCCAAGGTTCCGCAAGGCGGCTTGGCGCTGTGCCTCGGTAGCGTTGGGGTTGAGATACAACCGCTCCCACACCACGCCGGGCACTTGGCGTCTTGCCGTGTCGGGAGCCTGGTTCATCATGTTCAGGGCGTCGGTATAGGACACTGGCCCAGGCTTCTGCGGCGCGGCGAGGTCGGTTATGGCGCTGCGATACTCGGACTCGAACACACCTGGCTCGCCCAGGGGCGCGTCATCTGGGGCAGGGCGAGGCTGGCGCTCAAGCACACGGTTTACGCGCTCGACACCCCGGTTCACCGTGTCAACCCCTGCCTGCCAGCGGCGCGCCACCTCCTCACTCGCCGCCTGGGGATAAGCAGCGATGAGGGCGTTGATGATGGCCGCAAGGGTCTGTCGCGCGGGGTCGTTGGTCACGACTTGGCGATGGGTAGGCCCCGACGGCGACGGTTCTGAGGGTGGCTGGGCAGGCGGCGTCGGCTGCCCAGCATCCTCTCGCATCATGTAGGCGTAGTCGGGGTTCGGTTCGTGATAGGACGCCTGAGGAGCGGCTTGGCGGTAGCGATCTGCTTGTGCCAGCGCCGGCTCAGCATAACGCGATGTATCATAGCCACCACTGTAATTGGTAAGGGCAACAACAATATCGCCATTAGCGGCATTGAGCTTACGCTTGAAGTCCGCAACGCCCTCGCGGATGTTGACGGCTGGGTCTAGCAACTCGGCAGAGGTGGGGCGGTCGTCGAACATGCCGTTGTAGCGGTCGGACACATCGGATGGCATAACCTGCATCAAGCCGGTTGCCATCGTGGTGTCATTGATGGCGTTGGGATTGCCACCAGACTCTTGGTCAATGATCGCCCGCAGGACGGGGTAATACTCGGCTACGCCTTGGGCCTCGGCCTCCTGGCGCAGGATGTCTTCCCAATCGGCAGCCTCACCGGAAGCGGCGTCAAACTTGGCCCTGGCCGCGCCGAAGCGAGCCATCTGTTCCCAGTATGGCGACATGAGGTCGTACTGAATCTGTGCGGCTACGTCGTTGAAGCCGGGCTTGTTACTGGTCTTGGCTCCCGTCTCCGGAAATGCCTTGTTGATAATGCCAACAGCAGCAGGCCAATACTGCCCGGTGTCGCCCTGCTCGTCTGGGCGGTAGTAGTGGGATACCCACTCCTGCTGGGTGGGGCCGCTACCACGTTCGGCAGCAACACCACGAGACCATTCCCTATTCGAGATGGCCTGGGCTAGGCTCTCATCCTGGCCGCCGCCGGGGAAGAAGCCGTGTTCCTTTTGGTAAGCATGTGCCCACTCGGTAAAGCCCTCGTCGGCCTCTTCGAGTTCGCGCCAGCTATCCGCGCTTTCCCACCAGTTAGCCACTCGCGGCTCCTACATCCAGCGTGTGTTTGGCCTCATACGACGACCCCAGGCAGCAAGGGCTTGATTCTCTGCGTCGGTCGCCATCTTCTCTCGTTCGAGCGTAGCCTGGGTGTCGCGCCACTTGTTGAGGTCGGCCTGCTCTTGGCTCTTCAGGCCGAACTCGTCTCCCCACTGTCTTTCGCTGAAGTCCTGCTTGCGCGTCTGCAAGCCAAACTCACTGCCCCACTGTCTTTCGCTGGTGTCTTGCTGGCGAGTTGCCATGTCCATCGCAAACTGATCGCTTAGCTTCTTCCAGTCGAACTCGTTGCCCCACTGGTAGGCGTTCTGGTTGAACTCGTTCTGCCACTGCTGATAGTTCTGGGCCATCTGCGTCCAGGGCATAGCCATTTCGTTGAAAGAGATGGTGGCTTGCAACTGCTCCGGCGTCATGTTTTGCCACTGTGTAACGTCCCAAGGGGCGTTGTTGAACCAGTTGGGCATCTCGTAAGCAGGCATCTCGGAATATGTAGAACCGTTCACGCTCGGTATGCCAAACGGCCCGCCGCCCCAATACGGACTCATGGACTGCTGGGCACCAGGATAGGTACCGCTGCCCGGCTGGGTAGAGGTGCCCGACTGCTGTCCCATGAGGCCACCGTTCTGCGGTGCCTGTGCGCTCTGCATCTGGCGCATCCGTTGTAACTGCTGCGCGTATTGGGGGTCTTGCGCCATCCGCTGCATGTTCCACTGCGGGGGCGCCTGCGGAGCCACCCCCCATTGCGGAGCCGTCTGTGCCCCCTGGTACACGCCCCACTGCTGGGGCATCCACTGGTTAGTCATGGGGAACTGGCTCATTTCTCACCTCCAAACTGCTTGATAAGTCTAAAGAGTTCCTTGCCTGGGTCAGTGTTAGGCGGGGCGTTGCGGGCGATCCACGTAAGCACTTTGTCGGTCTGGTGGGTGAGCAGGAGCGGCTTGATGCGGGTGTCGAACATCTTCTGCTGGTCTTCGCGGGACAACTGCTCGGTCAGGGGGGTCTCCATGCGAGGCAGTCCATCCACCGTCTTGCGAATGCGCTCCTTAGCGGTCTGCGTTGCTTCTAGGTACTGGTCAGGCCAAGCCTTCATCGTCTAGGCGCTCCTGGCGGCATCATGGGCATTGGCGGCCCGTTGGGCGGCATCATGCCTGGCGTGGGCATCGGGGCGGGAGAGCCGCCCATCATCTGCGGCGGCATGAGGTTAGGCGGCACCCCAGTGGGCATGCCTGCCGGTTGTCCGGGCATCCCACCAGGCCCCATCGCCGCCTGTCCGGGCATACCACCAGGGGCACCAGGCGGCATCCCACCGCTCTGCATCATGGCTTGCATGATCTGGGGTGGTAGCCCTTGTGGTGCGCCCATAGGCGGCTGCTCAGGGGCGGGCTGCTTCGGTTCCGGTAGGCCGTACTGGCGGGCAGCGAGAGTGGCAAGGTACTGGCGCATCTCGTCCTGGCGCTCGACGTACTCCACCAGGATCGCCTGTTCCTCGCGTTCGGGGTCTTCGATGTCGAAATACTTCTCCTGGATGGTGCGGCGGCTATACGGGCACTTGTCCTCCATACCGAGGAGTTGCATACCCATTTGCTGCTTGCGCATCTTGTCGGCGGAAGTCTCGGTGTCTACCACCACGTCAATGCGGAAGCCCTGCATCTCCTTCCCGGTAAGGCCGATCATCTCCACCGTGGGAAGCTTCGCCCCCGGCGTCTTGCAGGCCACCACCACCTTCTCGTCCTCGGAGTAGTAGAGACAGAGGCCGATGATGAGGTCATAGATGCGGGCCAGAGTGCGGGCGTAGGAGTCCACGTCAATGGCAAGCCAGGTAGAGGCGGCGTCGGCCACGCCATGAAAGGTGACGCCGGACATGCGCGTGTCGGAGCCGGGCAAGTCGCCCATCGCCATCGAGGGCATACCGACCGCCTGGATCTCCTCCTGGAATATCTGAAGCATGGTGTTGGCTTCAGGAGAAGGCCCGGCGTTCTGCAAGGGCTGAATCTGCCACCCGGCAGGCACGGCCTTGATGCGCCCGCTCTCGACGGTGAGTTCCCAATCGGGCGGCACGTCCTGGGCTTCGGGGCTGGTCTGCTGGATGATGTACATATTGTCGGCGGCGCGGGTGAGGCGAAGCATCTGGCGCGAGGCGGCCCGATCCCAGTTCTTGATCGTCTCGCGGATGCTGTGTATCCAGCCGGTTCCCCAATACTCCGGCTCGGTCAGGTGGAAGGGCTGAGTGAACCAGGTAATGTAGGGGAGCCAGCGGTAGCCGGGCATCTCCGTGGCCGACTTGAGCACGGTGTCGCCCGCCCAGATGGCGTTGTAGATCAGGTCGCCGTCCCACCACCAGTAGTCTACATAAGTTACTTCGTCTGACGTGTTGTCGTGGGGGTTCTCGCCACCGCCGAGGTCAACGCCCCACTCTCTTTCTACGTCTGCCCGTCGCCGCTCGATGGCGTACATGCAACTGTTGAAGCGCTCGTGCAAGCCGCCCGTCTCGTAGTAGAGGTAGCGGGGGTCAACGGGCACCCACTCGATAGGCACGTCCAGTTCGTTGCCGCCGTCCTGCCTGTCCACGTTCCAGGTGACGCGCCAACTTCCCCATCCCCTTACACCGCCATTCTCCACGCCAAGAAGCTTCACCGGCCCGAAGCGCAGTTCGTTCTCTTGGCCCACGCCAAGCAGGAAGCGCTCTAGTTGCCCGCTGGTCTCGTGGCCCTTCTTCGTCGGCTTCTTGGGCGTAGCGAGAGGACGGGGCTGATTCTGAGTAAAGAGACCGGTAATGTGGCGAATGAGCTTCAGGGGGAGAGCGGTGGCAATGCGAATGTCGTCATTGCTAGTGGGCGAAGCCCAACCGAACGCCTTGTCATGGTCAAGCTCGACAATCGCGTCCCGCTGGTCGAAGTCCTTATCCCGTTGCCGGAAAATGGACTTGAGGTAGTGCAGCTTGTCATTGGCGGCCTCGATTGAAAACTCCACTACTTAGCCTCCAGCGGAAGGGCTAACTGCTGCTGGGCCTCGGCGATGCGCCGCTCCGCAATCCTGAAGTAACCACCGTCTATCTCGATGCCGATGAAGTTGCGGCCCGTCTGGACGCACGCCACGCCTGTCGTGCCGCTGCCCATGAAGGGGTCGAGGACGGTGGCGGCCTGGTCGGTGCTGGCGCGTACTAGATGCCCGATAAGTTCCACCGGCTTCTCATAGGGGTGCTGTAATGCCGTGGCGCTTACTCGCGGAACCCGTATTACGTCCTTTGGGCGGGGCGGGCGTAACTCGTGCCGCCCCTTGGCGGCGAACAAGACAAACTCGTGCTGAGGGGCGTAGCACGTCTTGAGGTCAGCAAGCCCGTGAATCGCCTTGTCCCAGACAAGGCACGAGCGGGGCCGTAGGCCGGTATCAGATAGCGTCGTGCTCCACTTGCCTAGCACTGACCAGCAGGTGAAAACGTACAGCGCCCCGCCGTCACTGAGCAGGCGCACCGCTTCGGCTACCCACTCACCATGTACCCCGTCGTTCCCCGGCACTTCGGCGAACCGCTGTTCGGCCAATCGCCAGGCGCTTGGCCGCCTTGCCCCATAGGGCGGGTCAGCGATGACACAATCCACGCTGCCGTCTGGCAGGTCGCGCAGCACTTCTAGGCAGTCGCCCAGGTAGAGCCGAACGTCAGTCAGTTACCTTCCTCCCATGAACTGAGGCTTGCCCACCTCAAGCTTCTTGTACTGGGGCTGGCGCAGGGCACAGACGACGTAGCGCAGGGCGTCGAGGGCGTGGTCGTTCACCTTCTCCGGCTCGTCCACGTTCACGCTGTGCCCGCCCCGATCCCGCGTCTTCCAGACGTAGGACTCAAACTCGGTGAGGGTGTTGGCACAGTTAGGAGAGACCGTCAGGCGGGGCCGACCGTCACCGGCGGTGGCGATGTAGTTCTGCACTTCCCGGATTCCCTCAAGCACTTTCGAGTGGTGCTCCTTGACGGGCAATCCCGCTTTCCGCAAGGCCCCCACCAAACCAGGAGCGGAGCGATCCACGTACACCGCCTCAAACGGGTAGCGCTCTTTCAGGGCGGCGGCGGCTTTCACCTGCGCTTCCTGAAGCTGCTGTCTCTGATACCACTCATCGGCCACATGCAGCCGCCCGTCCCCGTCTACCCCTACCACCAAGAGCACGGCAGGGTTGGTAAAGCCCTCGTCCACACCCAAGAACCAGCGCTGCATCTCGGACGGGTTCCGATCCCTTACATGAAGCTCGCGGTTGAACAGGTGGTAGACCAGGCCCTCGAAGGAGACGAACTCGGCGTTCAACTCCTGGTCGGCGAAGAGGCCGGAGTAGGCATCCTGTAGCGAAAGGACAAACTCCTTCGCCAGGTAGGGGTTGTCCATCGTCTTCGAACGGAAGACCGTCATCTGGTCGAGCTTGTAGTAGAGCCAGTTACGGCCCTTGGGCGTAGAAGTCACCCAACAAGGCCCGGCTTTCCCATCAGCACGCAGACGCCCAATCACGATGTCCCAGGTGAACGGGTCGCACATAGCGGCCTCATCAATCCAGGCCCAGTGGATGTTCGGGCCTCGAAGCCGGTCAGGGTTCTCCGCCGAGCGGAATAGAATCTCCGCATTCCCCGGAAGACTGATCTTCATCTCCGTGCGGTTGAGTTGCGCCGGAGGGCCGATCAAGTCCATGAACGTCTTCATCGTGGCATCGCGGAGCATGGGGTAGGTGTTGCCGCACCAGACGGGCTTGCCGTTGCGCCGGACGTAGATGATGCCGTTGGGAACCTGAACGCAGTGAACTCGCCCGGTGTAGTGTTCCTTGTGCCAGTGTTCAGGGTTCGGTGACGGGTTGTTCTTCTTGGCGGTGCGGATGCAGACGTAGTACATGCCGCGATTGTGCTGAGACAGATTCGCGGAGTAACCGGCCTTGAAAGCTATCTCTTGGAGGTCGTCGGCCAGTTGCTTAGAGGCCGTCCACATCTGGATCTGGTCGTGCTTACCCTTCTTCGAGTGGCCGTCACCGGCGATGTAGCCCTTGAGGAAAGCCCGCAGATAGGAGGCAGGGGCGGCTTTGATCCAGTAGGGCACAGCCTTTGTGCGTGCCTTTCCGTACCGGACGAACATCTTGGCGATTTCTTTGCCGTAGACCGTGTAGTTGAAGCCGCCGCCCGTGCGAGCGTCCTTGGAGAACTTAGGAAAGTTACGGGCCATGAGGTCGTCGGTGTACTCGCAGAACTTCTTCTGGGTGACGACGACCCGATTCTTTCTCTTGCTCGACTCGGCATAGCCCTCGGCAAACCAGAAGCCAAGGAACTCGTACCAGTCCTCAGTCTCGCAGATAGGCTCGGTCTCCCACTCGGCTGTCTTGGCGAAGCGGTAATCCCACTTGCCGTAGATTTCCTCAGCCGTTCTGATCCCGAAGCCGTTGTGCTTGAACGATACCCAGCAGCGGTGGTTGGGTGTTACCGCCAGGTCTATTTCTTGCGAGGAGACGTAAAGTAACTCGCCATCGTAGGGAAAGTCAAAGACCTGGAGCGGTGCCTGGTACTCAAGCGTCTTCCCATTCTTCAGGGTAGCAACCCGGTCGTCGCTTTGGAGGTTGGGAAACAGCACCCACCCCCGCTTCTCCGTCAGAACTTCCGTGCTTGGGTGGTAGCACGGGGCAACCACAAGCCCCGTCGTGCGTGGTTGGCAGTGCATCCCGGCCTTTATAGCACCGGCATAGGTCTTGCCTGACCCAATTCCACCGATGTAGGCAGTAAACCTGTCCCGACACTCTATGAATCTCGCCTGTACATCATGGACTTCTAACTGAGGCAAGGCTGCACCGCCGCGATTCGCCCCTTAGCAATCTCTAGGTACTCCGGCTCCAACTCGATGCCCACGAAGCGGAACCCCTCCAGCACTGCCGCCTTGCCAGTGGAGCCGCTGCCAGCGAACGGGTCGAGCACCACACCACCGGGAGGCGTCACCAGGCGGCACAGGTAGCGCATGAGCGCGGTGGGCTTGACCGTGGGATGGTGGTTGCGGCGCGGCTGCGCTGGGCGGTGCCCCTTCGTAATGTCCCACTCGTAATTGTCGTCGTCGAAGTTGCCCACCTTCCGCAACTCCATCCCGTCCAGCCCCTCGTCGCGGTCGGCCTTGCTCGCCTTCGCGCAGTAGAAGAAGCGGGCGGCAGAGCCGGAGTCATCAAAGCCGCCTATGTAGTCACGGTCTGCGCCTGGACCGCCCAGGATGCCACCAGAGCGCCCCTTGACCTGAATGCGCTGTCTCGCGCTCACCGTCTCTGGCATCAGCGCCAGCACTTCCTCGCTGCCGTCGTGGATTAGATTACTAGGCCATCTTCCGACGGAAGACGCTACGAAACCATCATGCTCATAGTTGTCACCGCAAAAGCCACTGCTGCCCTTGCGGCCACCACCGTGCCCGTCCGCCGTCCCGATTCGGCACCCGTCTACATTGATCGCCCCCGTGCCCCAGGCCAGGACGTTGGCGGCGACGGTGCCTTGGAGCGGCTTACGGGCGACGATGATGGGCTCCCACGCAGGCTTGAGCGCCGTGCCCCAGCCTTGCCAGTCGCCCGTGAGGTTGTGAGACTTGGGGAACCCGCTCCCGTACACCCACATAACGGTATCGCGTATCTCCCAGCCCGCGTCCTCGATGGCACAGGCCAGCCGGTGAAACGTGCGGGTGCCCCCGAAGGCGAGCAGGTGAGCGCCAGGCTTGGCAACGCGAAGGGCCTCAGCCCAGAACGCCACATCCGGTATGCCGTGATCCCAGTTCTTCCCCATGAAGTTCAGGCCGTAAGGCGGGTCAGTGACTATGGCGTCAATGCTGGCCTCTTCCAGGTTCCCCAGCACCTCTAAGCAGTCACCCTGTATCAGCCGAACTTTGTCTATCACTACCCTCGACTTTTTCGTTTTTTCTACAGCGGAATGGCAATTGTTCGTGCTGCATTTCTCTATGGAGAAAAAGAG